CGCGCGTGCCGATCCTGTTCGGCAAAAAACTCGGCGAAGCGCCAATCGTTGTCGGTGCCGGCTCAATGGTTACGTCTGACGACGAAAAGGGCGATCTGAAGTACGTCGAGCACTCTGGCGCAGCAATCGAAGCGGGCCGCCTCTCGCTGCTCGATCTCGAAGATCGGATGCGCCAGGTTGGCGCTGAACTGCTGGTAATCAAGCCCGGCAACACGACGGTCGCCGCGACGATGGCCGACAACGAGCAGGGCATGTGCGCGCTGCAACGCTTGGCCGAAGACGTCGAAGACGCGATCGACGGCGCGCTGCAACTGACCGCCGAATGGATCGGCGAGAAGGCTGGCGGCCACGTACAAATCTTCAAAGATTTCGGCGTCGCAACGCTGGCCGAAGCATCGCTCGAACTGCTGCGCGACATGAACGTCGACGGAACGCTCTCGGATGAGACGCTGTTCAACGAAGCTCAACGCCGCGGCGTGATCTCGCCAGAACGCAAGTGGGACGACGAGAAGGAGCGCATCAAGCAGAACGCAGAGAAGCCCGGCACGGTCGGCATAACCGACTGACGCCACAAGTTTTCAGCATCAAACGAAGCCGCCTATCCGGGCGGCTTTTTCTTTGCCGGTTCCTCGGATGAGGGTCGGTGCAAATCACGGCCGGATGGCCTAACAGCTCGGGTTGGATGACCTATGAAACTCAAACTGAACGATGACGGATTCGCGGTAGTGCAAGACGGCAAGCCGGTCTATGTGAACGACGATGGCAAGGAAATCGCCTTCGACGTCGCGGGCACGGTTGCAACGATCTCGCGCCTGAACGGCGAAGCCAAGACGCACCGCGAACGCGCGGAAGCGGCCGAGAAGATCGCCAAGGCATTCGAAGGCATCACGGACGCCGACGCCGCACGCAAGGCGCTCGCCACGGTTGCCAATCTCGACGCAAAGAAGCTGGTCGACGCTGGCGAGGTCGACAAGATCCGCGCCGAAGCGATCAAGGCAGTCGAAGACAAGTACGCGCCGATCGTGCAAGAGCGTGACGCCCTGCACAAGTCGCTCGTCGACGAGAAGGTTGGCGGCAGTTTCGCCCGCTCGAAGATGATCGCCGACAAGCTCGCGATCCCTGCCGATCTTGTGCAGGCGCGCTTCGGCGAAGCCTTCAAGGTCGAGGGCAACGATGTCGTCGCCTACGACAAGTCGGGCAACAAGCTCTTCAGCCGCAGCAATCCGGGCGAAGTCGCCAAGTTCGACGAAGCGCTCGAAATCCTCATCGATCAGTACCCGTATCGCGACTCGATCCTCAAGAGCACCGGCGCATCTGGCGGCGGCGCAACGGGCGGATCGGGTGGCGGCTCTGGCGGCAAAACCATCACTCGCGACGCTTACGACGCTTTGGACCCGATTGCACAGGGCAAGGCGATTCGGGGTGGCGTGAAGATCACCGACTAATCTAGGAGCCTTTCTTGGCCAACTCGCTTACAAATCTGATTCCTGACCTGTACGAAGCGCTCGACGTCGTGTCGCGCGAACTGGTCGGCTTCATCCCCGCAGTTACGCTCGATCCGCAAGTCGCTCGCGCGGCGGTCGGTGAGAACGTTCGCTCGTTCGTCGCGCCGGCAGCAACGGCCGAAGACGTGTCGCCGGGCCAACTCCCGCCCGACGACGGTGATCAGACCATCGGCAACGTGCCGATCGTGATTACCAAGTCGCGTATGGTGCCGTTCCGCTGGACTGGCGAAGAGCAGAAGGGCGTGAATCACGGTCCCGGCTACGCTGGCATCCGCAACAACCAGATTGCGCAAGCAATGCGCACGCTGGTGAACGAAATCGAAGCGGACATGGGACAGCTCGTGTTCCAGGCTTCGCGCGCTACCGGCACGGCTGGCACGACCCCGTTTGCGTCGGCGCTCGGCGATACAGCACAGGCTCGCAAGATCCTGTCGGACAACGGTGCCCCGCTGTCGGACATGCAGTGCGTGATCGACACGACCGCAGGCGCGAACCTGCGCACGCTCGCTCAACTCACGAAGGCGAACGAAGCTGGTACGACGTCGCTGCGCGCTCAGGGCACGCTGCTCGAACTGCATGGCTTCCAAGTGCGTGAATCGGCTGGCGTCGCATCGCACGTCGCAGGTACGGGCGCAAGCTACGTGACCAACGGTGCACTCGCCAAGGGCGCAACGTCGATCCCGGTTCAGACCGGCACCGGCACTGTCCTCGCTGGCGACGTCGTGTCGTTCAACGGCGATACGCGCAAGTACGTCGTGACCGGCGCACTGTCGGGCGGCGCATTCACCATCGCGGCTCCGGGCCTCATGCAAGCGCTCAACACGGGCGCTGCGGTGACCGTCGCTGCAGCCTACACCGGCAACGCCGCGTTCTCGCGCAATGCCTTCGTGCTTGCAACCCGTCTGCCGGCGCTCCCGCAAGAGGGCGATATGGCGGTCGACCGCACGACCATCGTCGACGAGCGCAGCGGCCTCGCGTTCGAAGTGTCGATGTATGCCCAATACCGCCGTATCCGCTACGAAATCGCAGCGGCTTGGGGCAAGGCGAACATCAAGCCCGAGCACTCGGCGATCCTGCTCGGCTAATCGAGCTTCGTAGCGTCAAGCAAAAACGCCTGCGGCCGGTCCGTGGGCGTTTTTCATTGGAGAGAACATGGCAGGTTTGACGAAAGCACAACGAGCAGCAAAAGCGGAAGCAGAAGCGCGCGCAAAGGCGCTCGAAGCGGCCGGACTGACGGAAGAGCAGTTCGCGGCGCTCTCCGCCGATGAGCAAGCGGCGCTCATCAAGGCAAACGCCCGGGACGGCGGCGATGAAGGCGAGGAAATCGCTTTCGTCACGATGACGCGCGACGCGGAGCTATACAACGAGCCGCACACCGCGCAAGTTCATCCCGACGAAGTCGAAAACTACCGCCCTGGCGGTTGGGAGATTGCATAAATGCTGACCGCTCAGCAGTTGGCCGACACGCGCCGCTATGCCGGTTATCCGATGCTGGGCGATACCGTTGCTGACGACTCTCGAGACTTCGCTTACGGCTGGGTTTCGCCGGGTACGTGGCAAACGCTTCAGCACCGGCTGACGAATCTGCGGCCGGAAGAAGAAACGACGCTCATCAACGTCTATCTGACGAACTTGGCGACGCTTGAATCTGCGATCGTCGGCGCGGGCGACAACCTCGACACCGATCAGGCTGCCGTCTGGACGCGGAATAAGACGGAAGTCAGCGACCGTACGAAGCTTTACAACCAGTGGCGCCGCGAAATGTGCGGATTCATCGGCATTGCGCCCGGCCCGTTCCTCGGCAACGGCGGCGGTCAGATCATCCGGGGGTAACGGATGGACGGAACCAAAGCACAAGCCAAGGTCTACCGCGGCTATGCCATCGCGGCATCCAAGATCGGAACCGCCTACACGCAATATCGCCCCGTATCCGCCGATCTAACCGGCCTCGCGCCAATCTCGACGTCATTGCTCGCCAGCTTCAACGCTGAAGACATGACGTACAGCCGGCCGAACAAGTACGCCAAGCCGACTTGGTACGCGCTGGTCGACGGCACGCAGACGCAAGTCGGTGATTACCTGATCGGCGCGGCCGGCACGTTCTTCATCGCGGCGCAGCAGCCGCTTCTGCCGATCCTCGCGGTCGAATGCAATCGCATTCTGTCGTTCGCACGGCCGCAGACGCAGGCGCAGTTCGGCGCGGTGACGAATTACGAGGGCAACACGCCTGACACGCAGACGCCGCTTGCCGCTGGCTGGCACGCATCGGTGCTGCAAGGCACGAAGGGCGAGAAAAACGACGTCGGCTTGCCGGGTGACGTGCGAAACGCATGGTGGGCGATCCTGCTGCCGGCGATTCCGGGCGTGATCCTGCAATCTGGCGACCTTGTGGCAGACGACATCGACCGTCGCTATGTGCTCTCGAGCGTCGAACTGACGGATCTCGGGTACAGGTGTACGGCGCAACAGGCGCAGACATAGGAGAGGATATGTATCAAGTCATCGGCACTTGCAGCCAATGCCGCGGCGCGGTAACTCTGCCGCAAGTGTGGGGCGGGATTCTTCCTCCGACGCCGACGTGCAGCAACTGCGGCGCTCAGCCGGCAAATCCGCATGGGCCGGTTATCGATATGGCGCCGCCGCGTCGCTACACGCAAGATTACTTCGCGCCGGGTGTTCGCGTGATCGCTAGAGCGAGCACGAATGAGGGTTGGGATGGCTGATATTTCCGACGTTTCCAACACCATCGTCGGCCTCATTGCCGGCGCGCTCTATCCGAACGGCACCGGACAAGCTTCCGCAGTCGGCGCACAGTGCCGCGTCGGCTCCGGCTGGCCCACGAAAGCGCAGCTCGACCCCGATCTGGCGCATGGCATCGTCAACGTATCGGTCTATCCGACATCGATCGAGCACAAAACATCGCGCTACATGCCGCACTGGCAGGAAATCAACCGATTCCCGCCGACTGTGACGCTCACGAGCGATATCGACGGGTCGATAACGGTAGGCGGCACGATCTCGGCGCCATTTCACGCGCAGAACACGGCCGTACTGATCGGTGGTCATGCGTTCACGTATGCCGTGCAGGCAAGCGACACGCTCGCAACAGTGGCCAGTGCGCTCGCCGCGCTGATTGCTGCGCAATATCCGGGCACGAGCTCGACGGGCGCAGTCATCACGCTGCCCGCTGGCACGCCGCAGCCAACGCTGCGCACCGGTGGGTATGCGACTGTCGCCAAGGAAGTGAAGCGCCAATCACGCGTCGTGCGAATCGTCATCTGGTCGCCGACGCCGACGCTTCGCGACAAGGTTGCGAGCCTGCTCGATGCTTTCCTCGCGCAAATCGAATTCTTGACGCTGCCTGACGGATTCGGCGGGCGGCTGCTGTATCACCACTCGGATCTGGTCGACCTGCAGGAGAAAGCGAACCTGTATCGCCGCGATCTCTGCTACTCGGTCGAATTCCCGACGACAGTCACGCAGCAAGCGACCGACGTCACGGTGACGGTCACGAACCTGGTTGAGCCGACAAGCGGCGCGACCATCAAGCAAATCATCTACTAGGAGCCGTCATGGCTGACAACAAGGCTGCCGCGAAGGCAGATTTCGCGCTCGTCGTGATCCATCCGTTCGGTGATTACGAGCGTGGCGCGCGCATCGAAGACGCCGACAAGGTTTCCGCGGTGCTGGCCGGCGAAAACGCCTCGCATTGCGTGAAGACCGCAGCGCAGTAACGTCACCCCTCAACGCTGAAAGAGCCGCCTACGGGCGGTTTTTTCGTTTGGAGCATCACATATGCCGATCTACCAGGCAGGGCAGCTCAATGTCAGCGCGCTCAACGCGCCGGGCGTCTACCTGCAAATTCAACCGCCGCCGCCGATCATCAACGGCGTCGCAACCAACCTGCTCGGCTATGTCGGCGTAGGTTCTTGGGGTCCGGTCAACAGCGCAACGCTGATCGGCTCCGGAAACGATCAAGCCAACTGGCTCGGCTCGCCGCAGGTTCGCAAGTACGACCTGTCGACGGCTGTTCAGGTGGCGCTCGCCGCTGGCGCAAGCGCGATCCAGTACGTGCGCGTCACGGACGGCACCGACGCGGCCGCATCGTGTCTAGTCAAAGACACCGCAGGCACGGTCACCGGCCTGACGCTGACGGCGATCTACACCGGCACGATTGGCAACACGCTGACTGCAGCCATCACGGCCGGCACCGCACCGTCGAGCTTCAAGCTCACGCTGACGCGACCGGGATTCACGCCGGAGGTGTTCGACAACGTGACCGGCACCGGCGCGGCGCTCTGGACGAACTTCGTCAACGCCGTTAATAACGGTCTGTCGGATCAGCGCGGCCCGTCGCAACTGTTCGTGGCCACGGTCGGCTCGTCCACCGCAGCGCCGAGCACGTCGGCAACGTTCACCGCTACGGGCGGCACCGACGGCACGAGCACGGTCGTCGATACGACGCTCATCGGCGTGGATGGCACGAGCACCACGCGCAAGGGCATGTATGCGCTGCGCGGCTCGGGCGTTCAGGTGGCTGCGCTGGTCGATCACAGCGATTTGACAGCCGCCAGCACGGTTCTCGCGTTCGCACTGTCGGAAGGCATCTACTTCGGCCTGCAAGGCGCATCCGGTGCGTCGTACACGACCGTATCGACCGCGCTCAACACGGCCGGCGCCGATGGCTACGGCATCAAGGTCATGGTCGGCGACTGGATCTACTGGCAGGACGGCACGAACAAGGTTCAGCGCCTGCTCGGCCCGACGACGTTCTGGGCGGCCAAGCAAGCGATGCTCTCGCCGCACCTGTCGAGCCTGAACGATGCGATTTTCGGCATCGCGAGCACGCAGCGCGTCGCGCAGAAGAACGCATACAGCATGGCGGAAATTGGGCAAGTCGCAACCGCGCGTCTGGACGTCATCACGAATCCGTCGCCGGGCGGCAACTACTTCGCGTGTCAGACCGGCCGCAACGCGTCGAGCAATGCCGCAACGTGTGGCGACAACTACACGCGGATGACGAACTATCTTGCGCTGACGCTTTCGGCGGCGTTCGGCTACGTCATCGGCAAGCCGCAGACGACTGATCTGCGCAACGCTGCGAAAGCGGCGATGCAGTCGTTCCTGTCGAACCTTTCGGATCTCGGCATGATCGGCGACGTGAACAACCCGCAAGCGGTGCCGTTCACGGTTGTCCTCGATGAGACGAACAACAGCAATCAGGCAGTCGCCAACGGTTACATGACTGCCAACGTGGCTGTGAAGTATCTCAGCATCGTTTTCTACTTCGTCATCAATTTGACGGGCGGTCAAACGGTCACCGTGAAGTCGTCGAGCAGCGTGTCGGCAGGCTAAGCCGCACTCCCAATCAGCACACAAAGCGCCTCCGGGCGCTTTTTTCATTTCATAGGTGCGACTCATGCCTGTTAATGGCTATACCGTAGGGCGCGACATCGTGATCTGCGTCCAGACGCCGAGCGGCCCGCTTACGCTTAACGGCGTGACGAAGTTCACGAAGAAGCGCGACACGACCAACAAGAAGGTCAAGTTGATCAATGGCGTGACTGATCCGCTCGTCTTTCCGGATGGGTGGAGCGGCGCCATCGAGATTGAGCGACAAGACAGCACGGTAGACGACTACTTCGCTGCGCTCGAGGCTGGCTATTACGCCGGCCAGAATCAAGAATCCGGCACGATCACGGAAACCATCACGGAAGTGAGCGGCGCGATCTCGCAATACCAATACACGCGCGTCGTTCTGAATCTCACGAACGCCGGCGACGCGATGGCCGATGAAACGGTCAAACTGACCATCGATTGGTCAGCAAGCCGCCGCATCAAGCTCGCGTAAAGCGCGCGCGACCGGTCAAAAGCCGGTCGCCTCCCGAATAATCTCACCAAAAAGTCATGGCAAAAGTCACTGTCAAGCAGCCCGGCGAGGGCGAAACTCCGAGCTCGGCGATTGTTCGCCAAGCCGCTCAGCGCGTCACGATCCAAACGCCAAACGGTCACTCCATCGCGCTCCAAAAACCCGGCGTGCTAGCGCAATTCCGCCTCGTCAAGATCCTCGGCAAGTCGGCAGAGAACACGGTTTATGTGCAGATGGTTCTACCGCTGACCTACGTCTGCGAAATCGATGGCGCGCCGGTCAATCAGCCGAACAGCGAGCGCGAAATCGAGGCGCTGATCGTGCGCCTCGACGAAGAGGGCGTTTCCGCGGTCATGCAGGGCGTGCAGGAACACTTCGGCGCTGAGAGTGCCGAGAGCGCGAAGGAAGAAATAAAAAACTAGCGCAGTCGGTTCCGATCAGCGAGGCGCTTTGGCTCGTCAGGAACGGCATTCCGTTCGACGTGGCCTTCGCGCTTGACGATGTGACGCGCGCCGCATTCGCCATCAAGTTCTCGGAGTTCGAAGGGCACAAATTCAACTTCGCGACGATGGAGTTCGAGGAACCGAAATGAAGGAATTCACGAGTCTCGGGCAGTTCGCGCGGCATCTTGCCACTCTGGAAGTTGCGGTTGCGCTGGAATTGCGCGCCGGGCTGGATCAGGTGGCGACAGCGGTCAAGGAAAAGGCCAAAGACGAGATCGGCGAGTATCAGAAAGCCATCGGGCCATTTCCTGCGTGGGCGCCGCTCGCTGAATCGACGGTTGCCGATCGTGTTGCCAATGGATATTCGCCAGACGAGCCGCTTCTGCGCACTGGTGAAATGCGCGATTCGATCGACAAAAGTGTTTCGGGGATGGAGGCGACGATTGGCTCGACGAGCCAGATCGCGGTCTATCAGGAACTCGGGACCGACAAAATCCCGCCGCGCCCATTCCTCGGGCCGGCTGTGTTGCATAACGAAAAGCTCATCAAGCGGATCCTCGGGCGAGCGTTCGTCACGGGTCTGTTGGGGCGCGGAAACATGCCGTCGTCACTCGGATATGAGTCTGAGATCGACTAGCCGGTGATCAGCGACCACGCGATCAGGCACAGGAAGAACAGCACGATTCCCGCGATCACGATGCCGCCCAGGCTGATGAGAATGATGTCCACACGGCGCCAGAAGGGCATCGCGTGAGCGAACCGGATAGGCGCCTGCAGATTGCCGGCGTCATTCATCGACTTGACGGAAGGGTATTGAACCGACTGAAAGCGGTCGGCGGCCCATTCTTGTACTCGATATTTTACGGAGCGGCCCATGCTTGAGTCCTATAAGGGTGTAAGTGGCATCTATGCGATCGTCAACCTGAAGGATGGTAAGCGATATGTCGGGTCCGCTGCATGTCTTCGTCTTCGCGCAAGACAGCATATAGCACATCTTTTTGCGGGCCGCCACTTCAATCGCCACCTTCAAAGTGCGTGGAACAGAGACGGCGCGCACTCGTTCCGATTCGATGTTCTTGAAGTGGTCTCAGATAAGGCGCTTCTTACTGCTGCTGAGCAGACGCACATGGATGCCGCGATAGGGAATAGATATAACCTAAGGCCGCTCGCGCATTCGAACTACGGTCTGAAACTGAGCGACGAGACGAAGGAAAAGGTCAGGCAGGCAAACATCGGGAAGCGGCACTCTGAAGAAACGAAGCGAAGAATGAGCGCGACTCGCAAGGGTGCGCCTAAAGGTTCTGAGTGGGCTGAAAAGATAGCCGCAACGAAGCGCGGCGTTCCTCGCAGTGACGTGAGGGAATGGGCGCCGAACAGATTTAGGAAGTTCACTGATGCGCAGGTTTTGGAGATCAAAGCCATGCGTGCAACGGGCGCGACGTATCGTGCGATGGCGAAGCAGTTGAACTGCTCAATAGCCACAATATCCTTTGTCCTTAACGGCAAAGGTATATGCTACGCAGGGGGCTAAAATTTTCGAAGCATTTAAAATCGGCGTCCGTATCAGCCTTATCAACCACGCCGCACTCGGTTTGGCAGCACTGGCGAAAGATTTCATGCGTACGGAGGCGCAAGCAGCCGCACTCCAGAAGCGTATCGATAGTATCAACAAACAGGCCATGAAGGGCGGCCTGATGCTAGGTCTTGGCGGCGCAATCGCTGGGATGCTGAAAGGCCCATATGAGGAAGCCAAAAAGCTCGAGCAAGAGCGGCAGAAATTCCAAGCGCTGAACCTTTCGGCTGCAGACAACGCACTCGCTTTTGCGAAGGCGCAGGAGCTTGCGCACAAGAACCTTGGCTCGACGATCGGCGAAAACATCGCCATGATCCGCGACCTGCATACCGCGCTTGGTGATTTGCCCGGCGCGCTGCGCATGAGTGAGGATTTCCAGAAGTTCAGCATTGCCGCACGCATTCAAAACGACGGAAAGCCGGTCGAAGGGCTCGTTTATAACGCTGTCAAGGCGCTGGAGCACCGCGGCGACAAGGTTGCGCAGAATCCGGCCGAAATGCGGCGCGAGCTCGACATGATGTCGAAGGTGTACACCGGATCGGGCGGAAAGGTAAGCCCAAGCGACTACTTCCACGCGTCGCAGACTGGCAAGATGGCTTACACGCTGTTTGATCCGGCGTTCCTGTACGGCCAATTCGCGGCTTTCATGCAGGCGAAGACGGGGCCGACAGCCGGTACTGCGGCGATGACGTACATCAGCAGCATTCTCGGCGGTCACATGGATAACAAGGGTAAGGGCTTCCTGACAAGCCTTGGCCTTTGGGATCTGCATGTCAGCCCGCAAGCGAAGATGATGCAGCGAGCGGTGAATGACGCCATCGGGAAAGATCCAGAGCTGAAGGCGGCGCTGAAGAAGCAGCACATGCTGACGCCGATCATTGGCGGCTTGGCTCCGCAGTTCATCGAAATGGCATCGCATCGACCTGATGAGTTCATTCAGAAGGTAGTCGCGCCGCGCATTCGCGAGCGGTTTGGCATGAACCTGACGGATGAGCAGGTTGCCGGCATCGTGATGCAGAACCTGAACCGCAATACGTCGGACTTCATTGGTTCGTTCATCACCAGTCAGCACAAGTACGAGAAAGACGCCGGCATTTTCGGGCGCTCTAAGGGCTTCAGTGCGGCTTACCAGCAATACATCAAGTCGCCGGAAGGTGCCGAGATCGCCGCAGAGGCTGCGTTCAAGAACTTCCTCGCGGTGTTCGGCTCGGTGTACCTGCCGACGATCACTAGCGGCCTTCTTAGGCTCGCCGGCGTGTTCGATCGTCTGTCGCAGGTTGTGCAGAACCATCCGACGCTGTTCCGCGCGCTCACGCACGCAATGATTGGCCTCTCCGGCGCGCTGATGATTCGCGGCACGGTTCTTGTGCTGACGGCCGCGATGCGTGGCCTCGGCCTGGCACTCGCCATGCAAGCGGTGGGCGGTGCGGCGGGGCTATCTCGCATTGCCGGGCTGATCGGCGGGGCTAGCAAGGCGTCACTGTTCGGCGCAATTGGGGCGCTGATGAACCCGATCGGGCTTGCCGTGGCTGCGCTCGGAACGTTGGCGCTAGCGGCGTATGCGTTCCGGCCGATGAGCCAAGGCGAGATCGACTCGTACAAGGATCAGGGCGGCGCAAAACTGACGCCGGATGCGCAGCGACGCATTGACGCCATGAATCGCGGCGGCAGCCCGTACGTTGCGTCGGGTGGCGGCGGTATGAATGTAACCGTTAATGCCACGATGGACGGCACGCCGATCCACACCAAGGTCGTCGACTCCATCGTTCGCAAGACGTCGACGCGCCTCGGCTCCGGTTTCTACGACCTGAACGCATCGGCGCCTACTCAACTCGTAACGGGGCATTGATATGGCTGTAACGCTACAGCTCGGAGACTTCACGTTCTCCGAGTATGAAATCCCCGAGCGGATCACGATGACGACGGCGATTCGCGCCGTCGTGCGCAAGATGGTCGGCGGGGCGCGCAACGTCAACATGATGGGCTACGATCCGCAGCCGCTTGAGTGGTCCGGCATGTTGCTAGGCGAAAACGCACTGCAGCGAGCTCGCACACTCAAGCAGATGGCGCTTGCGCAGAAGATGCTGAGTCTCACGTTCAGTGAGTACAGCTATTCGGTCGTGATCTGTGAGTTCGTCGAAGACTTTCAGCGCGAATACGAGATTTACTATCGCATCCGGCTCGAAGTCGTCGCCGACAACGCAGCGCAAGGGCCGAACGCAGCGCCGGGCATTGACGATCTGATTGGCGCGGACATTTCGACGGCGAACGGCATCTGCTCGAGCATTGGCAACGCCGGCCTAACGAGCTCGATGGGAACGCTAACGTCGGCCATTGGCGCCGTCTCGAGCTTCGCCAAAGCAACGCAAAGCACGCTGCAAACGGTGCTTGCACCGCTCGCGCAGGTTCAAGCTCAGGTTTCGACGCTGATCGCGGCCGGCGAGAACACGCTACAGAGCGTTTCGACGGTCGGTGGACTCCTGCCGAACAATCCGATCGCGCAGCAAGTATCGAGGCTGAGCGCGCAAGTCAACACGATGACGCAGCAGCCGCAATTGCTCCAGTTGCAAGGCGTGCTCTCGCGCGTCGGCACGAACATCGGCCAGATCGGATCGGCGTCGAAGTCGATCACGGTCGTGGGCGGCAATCTATACGACCTGGCTGCCAAGTATTACAAGGATGCGACTGGCTGGGTTGCGATTTCCCGCGCCAATCCGTCGCTCGGCGGAGATCCGAACATCAGCGGCACGCAGAACATCGCGATTCCGCCAACGAACAACGCCGCAGAAGCGGACGGAGTAGCGAATGCCTAATGCGGACCGGATTACCACGACGCAGCCGGCCGGATTGGTGACTGCGCCGCGGGGTCTGGTGCGTATCAACGGCACGGTTGCGCAGGCGTGGAGCGATTACGAGGTCGAAAATAATGCACTGTCGTCTGCTGACACGTTCGAAGTGCGGTTCATCGGCTCGGCTTTGCCTGCCGCGACAGACGTCAACTGGTTCAGCCAGCAGCAGGACATGTACATCGAGCTTTTCGCCGGCTTCCCCGACGATTTCGACGCGTACACCCCCGACGACCTGACGAAATTGATCTATGGGCAGGCCGACACGATCGACTACGACATGGCGCAGGACGTCATCACCGTGCGCGGCCGGGATCTGACGCGCGTTTTCATCGACGCGAAGACGACCGAGAAGTTTCAGAACCAGACGTCGAGCCAGATCGCGACTACGTTGGCGCAGCGCCGCGGACTGACCGCGCAAGTCACGGCCACGAAGACGCGAGCCGGTGCGTATTACGACATCGAGCACGTCAACCTGATGGACGAACGCACCGAATGGGACATTCTGTGCTTCCTCGCGCAGCAAGAGGGTTTCGTCGTCTATGTGAAAGACAAGACGCTGTATTTCGGGCCGCCGCCTGCCGCTGATTCTGCGCCTTATCCGATAGTCTGGACGCAAGTCAACCCTAGCACGGCGCAATACCGTGCGATGGCAGGAAATGCCGAAGACATGCGCTTCGAGCGCACGCTGACAGTATCGCGCGGCGTCACGGTGGTGGTGCGGTCATGGAATGACAAGCAGCAGTACGGATTCAACGCCGTCTATCCGCAGAACAAGGTCGGCAGCATCAAGCCGGGCCTATCGACGACGCCGGCTAACGGTCAGGTGTTCACGTTCTTTTACCCGAACATCGACAAGCAGCGCGCGCTGCAGATTGCGCAGCAGAAATACGATCTGATCGTGAAGCACGAGATGAAAATGTCGTGCCGCCTGCCGGGCGACGTGACGCTCGACACGCAGACTGTCATTCAGGTGTCTGGCACTGGCACCGCATGGGATCAGACCTACTATCCGTCGCAAATCACGCGCCGCATGTCGTTCGAAGGCGGTTTCGAGATGAACGTCCACGGCAAGAACCACGCCGCAACCTCTGAAGCAGCCTCTCTCTGATGAACTATCACGAACTTGCAAACGCGATGCGAGGGCACGCGGAGGCGGCGGCTGGCCGTCTGCCAAAACCTCGCATGGCGACGGTGAGCAGCTACAACCCGTCGACGCATTCGGTGAAGGTCACATTTCAGGGCGTGGGCGACTCGGACGTCATCGAAACCGGATGGCTGCCGCTCGGCGCTGTGGGCGTCGGCAATGGCTTCGGCGTGCTGACCGCGCCGAACATCGGCGACATGGTGATGATCGCGTTCACGGACGGTTCGAACGCTGCGCCGAAGGTGGTAGGGCGGTTTTTTTCGAACGTGAATGTACCGCCTGCGGTGCCGGCCGGTGAAACGTGGATCGTCCACAAGTCTGGATCTTCGTTGAAATTCAAGACCAGCGGCGCTGTCGAGCTCGTCACCGCGTCTGACCTGAACGCTACTGTTGGCGGCGCACTGAACGCAAACGTGACCGGCGCGGCATCTGTCACGTCATCGGCTTCAGCAGCAATCACGGCGCCGACGATCACGCTCGGCTCGAGCGGGCAGACACTGCTGCAGTTCGTGACATCGGCGTTCATGGCGCTTTTCAACGGCCACACGCACACGTCTGCCGCGTCCGGGTCGCCGACGAGCACGCCAAATCAAACCATGTCGGCGTCGCACATGACATCAACAGTTAAGGGTGGCTGATGGCGGATCTCGACCATTATTGGCAAAACGACCTATCGATCGCCGCAAACGGCGATCTAGCCGTCGCTGCCGACGACACGCTCGCGCAGCAGGAATTGCTTCGCGCGCTGATGACCAATCCGCGATGGACGGACTCTGCCGGCAACCCGCTCGCATCGCCTGACTACACCTGGCACGCGGATTTCGGCGCCGGCATCCCGTATCGAATCGGCAAGACGCTCAACGTCTCCGAGCTGCGCGGCACGATCCAAAAGACGATCAAGACGATTGCCGGCATCGCTGCTTCTCCCGCTCCGGTTGTGACGGTGACGCCGTTCAACAATGGCGCCGCGGTGACGATCCAGTATGCCGACGCAGTGACTGGCTCCATCAGCACCCTCTCATTCCAGATCGATCAATAAATGGCACAAGTACAGACGCAATCGCTGACGCAGATGCTTCAAAACTTTGCGTCTACGGTTCAGGGGTCGGTCACGTCCGCGATCCTGAACTTCAACATTGGCACAGTGCTGCGCGCGCTTGGTGAGGCGGTGTCGGGTATCGCGCTTTGGCTGCAGGGTCAAATCCTGATCCTGCTCGCAAAGACGCGCGCATCGACGTCGACCGACGCGGATCTCGATTCGTGGCTCGCCGACTTCGGCTTCTCGCGCCTCGCTGCTGTCGCCGCAACAGGTACGGTGACGTTCTCGCGTTTCACTCCCACTGCTCAGGCGGTCGTGCCAGTTGGAACGGTGGTGCAGACGACGGACGGCTCGCAGCAATTCACGGTCAATCTCGACACGTCGAATCCCGCCTACAGCGCGACGCTCGGCGGCTATGTGCTGGCAGCCAGTACGGCGAGCGTAAGTGTGACGGTGACGGCTGTAACGGCCGGCTCGGGCGGCAACGTGCTCGCCGGCACGATCAGCCAGCTTTCGCAGTCGGTGCCGGGCGTCGACACGGTGACGAATGCCGCGGCTTTCACGAACGGCGCAGACGCCGAAAGCGACGCGAACGCGCTGGCCCGGTTTCAGACGTGGCTGCAAAGCCTGTCCAAAGCGACGAAAGCGGCCATCGGCAACGCTATCACGTCGATTCAGCAGGGCTTGACGTACACGATCACAGAAAACGCGAACTACGCCGGAGCGTATCAGCCCGGTAATTTCGTGGTTGTCTTCGACGATGGATCTGGCGCGCCATCGGATGCGCTGCTCAACACGGTATCCAATGCGATCGATACAGTTAGGCCGTTCACGGTCACGTTTGATGTTCACAAGCCGGTGGTCGTGAATGCGACCGTGGTAATGACGATCACAACCGCATCGGGCTACACGCACAGCGTCATTGTGGCGACGGTCACGGCAGCACTTCAGTCTTATATCAACGCACTTCCGCTCGGTACATCGCTCGCTTACTCGCGGCTCGCTCAGGTCGCGTATGACGCGTCGCCTGCTGTCACGAACGTGACTGGCGTCACGCTCAACGGCGGCACGTCTGATCTTGCGGCGACGTCAAAACAAACGATCAAGGCCAGCACGGTAACGGTGAACTGATGGCGACAGGCGATCAAAACGATATGCTCGAGCGCCTACAAGCGCTCCTGCCGCGCGGCTGGTTCGGAGACTCGCCAACGATCCTGACGGCGCTTCTCGGCGGCTTCGCGGCGATCTTCGCGAACGTCTATTCGGTGCTGGCGTATGCCAAGCAGCAGCTTCGCATCGCTACCGCAACGGATGGCTTTCTCGACGTCATAAGCGCCGACTTTTTCGGAACTTCGCTGCCGCGAAAGACGAACGAGTCAGACTCTGCGTTTCGCAACCGTATCATCATCAACCTGTTCCGTGAGCGCGCAACCCGCAAGGCGGTCACGCAGGTTCTCACGACGCTGACTGGTCGAGCGCCGCTCATCGTCGAGCCTAGCCGTCCTGCGGATACGGGCGGATATGGCGTCGCATGCGGATACGGCGTCGCTGGCGCATATGGCTCGCTCGTGCATCCGTATCAGGCGTTCGTGACCGCATACAGGCCGCTCGGCACCGGCATCCCGTATGTCGCCGGCTACGGCAGTTCGCCATCAGGCTACAGCATCGCATCACGCGGCGAATATGCGAGCCTGAGCATGGTTCAAGCGTCCGTGAGCGATTCCGATATATACGCTGCGATTGCGAACGTAATTCCGGTGGGGACGATAGCCTGGGTCCGCATCAGTTCGTAGTCGATCAGAAGCTAGATATTCAATTTGGCCCGCCGCGTGCGGGCTTTTCTTTTTGGAAGCCAACACATGCGTCGAGTTATCAACTACGCCGGAGCTGTGCCGCTTGAGACGGACTTGCTCAATCTGAACAAGAACGTCATGGTCGCCATCGGCCACGTCCTGCAGGACATGATCGGCACATCTACGCTGTTCTCCGGACTCGGCTGCGTTCCGACGTCGCCGGCCGGCATGACGGTGAACGTAAATCCGGGCCGCGCTTACTCGCTTCAAGCGACCGATACCGGCGCGTACTCTTCGCTTACCGCTGACGCGCACACGATTGTGAAGCAGGGGATTCTGCTTGACGCGGTGAACTTCTCGTGTCCCGCCCCTACGACTGCCGGGTTTTCGATCAATTACCTGGTGCAAGGCGCGTTTCAAGAGGTGGACGGCGGCAGTACGGTTCTCCCATACTACAACGCAAGTAACCCGGCTACCGCCTACAGCGGGCCAAACAACACCGGCACATCGAACACGACGTATCGCGACAACACGGTTCAATTGTCGTTGAAGGCCGGAACGGCCGCAACGACCGGCTCGCAGGTCACGCCGACGCCCGACGCTGGCTTCAACGGTCTGTGGGTCATCACCGTTCCGTTTGGAGCCACGTCGATTACGTCGGGCAACATCAGCCAGTACACCGGCGCACCGTTCCTGACCAACAACCTGCTGAGCCAGATTCAGGCTGTGCCGACCGCCGGCCGGCTGCTCAATGTACAAACCTTCACGTCAAGCGGGACATACACACCGACGACAGGCGCCTCGAAGGTTTGGGTCAAGGCTCAGGGCGCGGGAGGGGGCGGGGGGGGCGCTCCGACTACGAATGCCAGCCAAGTCGGCGTGGGAATAGGTGGAAATTCGGGTGCGTACGGAGAATATTATGGCCCAGCAGTGTCTCAGACAATTACTGTCGGTGCGGCAGGGGCAGCAGGGGCCGCCGGGGGTACGGCGGGAGGGAATGGAGGCGCGTCGAGCTTCGGGTCGCTTCTAACGGCTGCTGGCGGAGTTGGCGGAAACAGTGCCGGCCCAACTTCGGCGCCGGTGACGGCGAACAATGGTTTCGGCGACGCAGGCGCGACGGGCGGGTTTTTGAGCATCCCCGGAAATCGCGCAATTATCGCCTTCGTGGCGTCGCTCACGGTCGGGTATAGCGGCGCGGGAGCAAACAGCCAGTTCGGTCGCGGGGGTACGCCGATAAACGCCTCTGGCGGCGGCATCGCAGGGTTCGGATACGGGTCCGGTGGAAGCGGTGGATTGACGTTTGCAAGTCAATCGCAAGTTGGCGGCGGAGCCGGAGGTCCCGGCATCGTTATCGTGTTCGAATTCAGTTAATTGGAGTCGCGCATGTCCAAGACCTATGCGTATGTAGTTGATGGAATTGTGAGAGAGGTTATTCTGCCATTCACGAACGATCACGGAGAAGACGTGCCGGTTGGAGACCGCTTTACGCCGGAGTTCGTGAGTTGCCTCGTTGATGTCACAAGTATCTCTCCGCAGCCTGATCAGCTATGGATCTATGACGGCATCTCGTTCGTCCCTCCGGTGCCGTATCAACCGAGCCCCGCTGAAATCCTTGCGACAAACGCTGCGTCACGTGACGGCATGTTATCTGCTGCCTCACTCGCCATTGCTCCTTTGCAGGACGCGGTCGATCTTGGAGAAGCCACTGACGCGGAGACGGCGCTCTTGCAGAGATGGAAACAGTATCGCGTCGCCGTCAACCGTGTTGACTTGACCAAAGCGGATCCTCCGTGGCCGTCGGTTCCCGTTTGAAACGTCCGCAAATACTTTACAGAAAAGCCCCGGACCTTTGAAGTCCGGGGCTTTTGCGCTCAAATCGCTGAATGGACCAGCTTTCTGGAAGCGCCGCGCATTCTACCAGATAAGTTCACAGGTTGATTTAACGACGGCGCAGCACGACGGCGTCTTGGAACAAGAGCGAACGTGGGTGAAACGATACGAGGTCGAATGACTCGGACACCGCTGATGTAAGGTTCTGGAGCGTATTGTAGGCAGCCTTGTAGTACGAGCTCAGTTCCTGACCAAGCGCATGATCGGGGAGGTGGTCGGCAATCCCTCGGCGGGAGATCTCCTCGACGATCGGCAGAGACCATTCGTTGATACCGTTTTGCAGAACGTGGAATGGAGACATGAAGCTTAGGACGCAGAGGCCGCCACGTTTTGTGACGCGCCCCAACTCCGCTAGCCATGCATTTCGGGTCCGCTCTTCAAGGTGCGTTATTACGGAAAGCCCGTAGACGAGATCGAATTCGGAATCTTGATAATCCATCTTGGGCATGAGAGGGATCTTTTTGAACTTGGCCACCTCATCAGGAATGTTCTCTAGGCACCATGAAATGTTGACCCCGTCGATGTCCGCGCCGTGAAATCTCCAGTTCGGTCGTTCAGCAGCCAAGAACTGCAAGACCCGCGCCGCGCCACAGCCCCAGTCAAGCACCGAAGCCGAATCCGGGAGGTTGGTGCTTGCCTCAATGACGCGCAGGAGTTGAGTAGCGGTAGTCAAGCCTCCAGACGCGAAACGCATGAAAGTGTCGTCGCCGCCGGCTACTCGTCTTGCTCGATCTGCTCCTGCGAACTTGAACATCTCGACGTCGCGTCTGCTGGGGATGACGCCGAAAGCGAGATCCATATTTGTGAACGGGCGCGAGTGAGTTGCAGAATGAACTATCTGTCTTTCTTCTGAGATCTCTGTGATGTAACTAGCTTGTTGGACGGACCCTTCCATAAACCAATACCGGTCAGAACTTTCCGAGCGAGCGGGCTTGGATTGAACTTTCACGGGCGACCCGTTGCTGTAGAAACGAACTTCTTCTGTTACGGCTTCCGGAACAAACAACTCACCTTGCAGACTTACTCTGTCATCGGACGCGTCAATGAGAACCGGTCGCCAATATGGCGATTCGAATTTAGGTATCTCGTCGATCAAGTCATATGCTTTTTCAATGGAATCTGAATTTGTCGATGAGAAAACTCGGGAGTGAAGGATTGATCCGGTTTCCTTATCTATTATCTCGATCGCATCTCCGTTAGCGAGCCCTGGCCGCATCAGAAGGAATACGTACGCAAGTTTCCCGGATCCAAGTCCAGCGTCCTGCAGATCCTTGCGATAGCGGTCAGAAGTGGTCTCTGCTACGAGACTACCATTCACCTTCAACGACAAGCGAGCCGGTTGTTCATCTTTTTTGCACCAGCCGGCGATAAAGGCGGCAGAGATCTGGTCAAGGTGAAATTGCATATTTTCTCCAACTTCTAGTTTTGTGGCTTTTGCGTTCGATGCTGTTCAGCAGAATTTGCGCTACATCATACAATGCCAGCCAGATGAGAGCGGGAAGGCTACGACCTGAGTTGGCGGAAGGCATTCGGATTGTTACCGAGCTGCGCCCGTCAATAGCGCCGCGACGATCTCAAGTTCATTCTTTGCCTTGATGGCATTGATCTCATAATCTGGCAATTCGCACGTTGCATCCATGTGCGACTTCCAGTCCGAGATTGCGATAATCTGCTTATATTGAGCGATGACGGGGACGCTGTACGTCTTACCAATTGCGTCGATGGCATCAACGTATTGTGCCATCCTAGGGTGCTCGCCGTCGCACGTCGGCCCCGGTTCTTCGAGCACTGGCGTTCTTCCGGCGTCGCGCACAACCTGAATCGCTTGCGCGAGGTATCCCGAGAAATCCGAGATTGTCTCGCCTCCGTAGATCTCATTCAGCGCGTAGCTAATGATGACGATCGACGAATTCGTCGCCGCAAGCCGCTTCGCGAACGGAGATCCGCCGCCGTCCATGCCATCTAGCAGGTTCATAAGGCTGGCTGACGTTCCGCCTGTTGCATGGTTCGCCACTGTGATTCCCGTATCGTTGAACTTCTTCTGAAGGGCTTCTTGCAGATATTCGGCCGACGTCTTGACGAAGGTCGGTGGCCCGTAGTTCGGTGACGCGCGGTAGCTCATTGATGCGTCGTCACCGTAGACGTCGATACTGATGACTGGCGTTGATGCTGGCAATAGTGGCGCAGTCGTTACTGGTGCTAATGCCGTCACCGGTTCGGACGCTGCCGGTTCTGACGTTCCAGCCGGTTCCGATGCCGCAACTGGCGCGGGTGCATCGATCGGCGCGGCTGTCGCTGTCTCCGATGCTGGCTCAACCGGAATCACTGCTACCGGCGCAACCGGCTTTGCTATTGCGGCATCACTTTTCGTTGCATCGCCAGCATCTCCGCCACCGCATCCGCTGAGCGAAACGGCAAAAATAGCGCCGGCCACGGCGCTTAACACGCTAATCGTATTCATTTCTTCCTCTTAGTTGTTTGTTTGTGCCACGCATTAACGATACTTTATTAGATTCGTTTATGCAAACATTTTTTGGAGCGTCATGAACCTCGACATTCTCAACGGCTGGCTGCTTGCGGCTGCGGCCGCGGCGGCTGCCGTTCTCTGGTGGCTCTTTCGCAGCATTCACGCGAAAGCAGACGCCAACGAAAGGGCGTTGGCCGACTTCAAGCTTCATTGCGCCGAGACCTACGTAACGGCGAACAACTTCGAGAAGGCGCTGCAGGGCTTGACTGAGACGTTCAAAGCTGTGTTTGCCAAGCTGGATCGAATCGAAGACAAACTCGACGGCAAGGCCGATAAATGACACTCACGCCCGCACTCATCCAGGCTGCGTGCGGCGCAACTGCCGCGAACGCCGCAAAGTTCGTCGCTCCATTGCAAGTCACATGCGATCGCTTCCACATCGACACGCCGCAACGACTCGCCGCCTTCTTCGCGCAGGTAGGCCACGAGTCGGCGGGGCTGTCGTCGATCGTCGAATCGTTCAACTACTCGGTGCCGGGCTTGATGGCGACGTGGCCGCGCAAGATGCCGTTTGCGCTGGCGTCGAAGCTCGGCCGCCAGGATGGCGAGAAGGTGGTTCCGCTCGAGCGGCAGCAGCGCATCGCAAACATCGTTTATGCGAGCCAGTACGGCAACGGCGAGAGCGGCAGCGGTGATGGATGGCGGTACCGCGGGTCAGGCTGCATTCAGCTTACTTTCCACGCCAATTTCGACGAGTGCGGGCGCGACTTGCATCTAGACCTTGCTGGCGATCCTGACCGCGTGCGCACAGATCCGACGCTTGCCGCGCTCGTGGCCGGCTGGTTCTGGGTCGAGCACGGCTGCAACACGCTCGCCGACGCCGGATCGTTCGACACGATCACGCGACGCATTAATCCCGCAATGGCCGGCAAGCCAGATCGCGACGCCCGGTTCGCCTCCTCTAAGCGCGCGCTCGGCATCTGACATTAACCGCATCAGCACAGGCCGCCTTCGGGCGGCTTTTTTTATGTCCACGCAAAACGTAACCGAAGCGCACGAGCTGCGCGAGACGTTGACGGTCGATGTCATCACGCCAGGCCACGCGCCGCGCGTAACGACGCCTCTTTTCCGTCGATCGAAGAAGGCGCTGATGGCATCTCAAAGCCCGCCGCGTTGCTTCATCTGCGATCAGACGGAAGACGAGCTCGGCGAACCGTTGGAAGCGCATCACGTCGGTGTCGAGCGGTCATTCGCGGAAGGCGCGATCGATTGGGAGCGTGTGAAGGCCGATTTCCCTAACTTCGATTGGGCGACCTTCAATCCGGCTGACCCATATGCGTTCGTCGACGACATGCAGGCGCAGGGTCTTCTGCTTTGCAAGCGGCATCACACAGGGAAGGGGACTGGCATTCACACATTGCCATACCCGCTCTGGCGCATGCAGCGCTACCTCAAAGACGGCACGCAGTTCACGCCTGCCGACGTCATCCATCACGACCATCTGTAGGTGCATCCATGAATAAACTCTCGAGCCTGCCTACGGGCGGGATCGCCGTCAGCGCTGCAACGCTAGAGCCGGCCGTTAGTTGGGCGTTGAGCGCGATTTTCCATGCGCCAGTGCCGGAAAGCGTCGCAGTGCTGGTGACTGGGCTCGTTGGTTCCGCCGCCCACGCCGCATACAACTACGTGCTTGCTCGCGCCGAATCGAAAGCCGCCGCTCAGTAATCCGCCTCTCATCGCAGTCAATCGCCCGCCTCGTGCGGGCTTTTTCGTTTCTGGAGCATCTATGACGATCGGCCTTTCCTCGACCGTGCGCAATTCCCGTCTCTCCGCAATCGTGACTGCGGCCGGCGCGAGCGCGGTTCTCACGCTGTACAGCGGCACGCGGCCGGCAACGGGCGGCACTGCGACGACTGCGCTTTCTGCGCATACCTGCGCTGCAACGCTCGGCACAGTGGCGAGTGGCGTGCTGACGTTCGGCGCGATCGGCAACGCAACGGCGTCGAACACCGGCACGGCGACATGGGCGCGGCTCACGACGTCGGGCGGAACGTTCATCCTCGACATGGACGTCAGCACGACGGGCGGCGCTGGTGAGGTTCAGATGGCAACGACCTCGATCGTCTCGAGCGCGACCGTCACCATCAGCTCAGGCAGTCTCACGGAAGGTAACGCATAAGGGTGAAGCGTGGGCACTCTCACCGGCTCCAACACAGTCTTAGCCGGCACTGAGACATTCAACCTCTCTTCACCGGCGCAAACGGACTGGATTCAATTTCCGCAGTCTGCGACGGCCGTCAACCGCAAGAATGGCGGCGGCTCGACCATCGGATTGCCGACGCTGATTGGCTCAGGCGTTACATGGACGGGCTACACAGACGGTCCGAAGATGACGTGGACGGACGGCACGCCAACGGCATCGGCAACGGCGCTCGCAGGCGGCATCTACGTCGACAATACGACAGCGACCGGGCAGGGCTATCAGATCGTTCTGCCTGCCGACACGACGAGCCGAACGGCAACTATCTATTGGGCGGCATATTCAAGCGCCTGTACGCTCACCGCGACGCTATCTGACGGCAGTGCGACCGCGTACACAGTCGCGCCGGGCACGACCGGAGCCGGCAATCAGAAGTTCTATTCGACGACGATCACGTGGGCGGCCAATTCGGCATCTCAGACGCTGACGATCAAGGCGACGATAACGACGAACTCTGGCTCGTCGTTCAACGTGATGCTGCACGCGGTCAAGTATCTGGCGTCAGCGTCAAGCAATACGGGCACGATCTCAGGCGCGTTGTCTGGCGTCTCTGGCGTGGCTTCTGCGGCTGAAACCATATCCGGTGCTGCTGCCGGGGCGTTGGCTGGCGTGACTGGTTCGCTGTCGGGCTCGCAGAGCATGCAGGCGTCGTTTGCGGGCGCGCTTGTCGGCATTGGTGGGGCGATCTCTGGCGCTGAAACGTTGCCTGCGGCTATTTCTGCGTCTCTTTCGGGCGTGACAGGCTCGGCATCTGCGGCGCAGACGGTCGGCGCGTCCATTTCAGGCGCGTTTGTCGGCGTTACTGGCTCGATGTCGGCATCTGAAGCCGTGTCATCGACCATATCCGGCGCACTGGCCGGCGTCAGCGGCGCATTGCAAGGGGCCGAATCCATGCCCGGCGCAATGAGCGGTGCGCTTGCTGGCGTGGGTGGATCGGCTGCCGCTTCCGAATCGATCGGCGGCTCGCTATCTGGCGTTCTTTCTGGCGCGTCTGGGAGTTTCGCGGCTCATGCGATCGATGGCGCCGGCGCCGAGCTATTCGGCGCGATGGCCGGTGTTGCCGGATCGTTCTCGGCGTCCATCAGCCTGCCGGGGTCCATGGCTGGTGCGCTGGTTGGCGTGTCAGGTGCGGTCCTAGCATCAGAGCGCACGAGCTCGTCGTTTGCTGGCTTGCTGACCGGGCTATCCGGTTCGTTTTCGGCTCAGGTTCAGACCGGTCCGAGCGTATCGGCAACGCTGTCCGCGTCGCTAGACGGTGTCGCTGGCGCGTTTTCGGCAGTAGTCGTCATCGCAACTGCATCGAACTCTATCCGCTTCCCGATCAATCCCGAATCGCGATGTGTGTCTGTCGATGCAGAGCAGCGGCGCGTCGATGTTCAGGGTGAATCTCGCCGAGTCTATGTCGCATCAGAGTCGCGGCGCTTCCTCGTTGCCGCTGAATCGCGGCGCATCGCTGTCACAACATAGGGAACCACATGGCTTTTCTTGTTCCGCTTCCGCCCAAAGCGCCGGCAGCGATCCTCGACTACGTGATGGACTGGACCGCATGGCTTGCGGCCGGCGAAACCATCAGTTCGGCCAATGTCACCGCTGATGTCGGCATCGACGTCAACCCGGCAGGGAAGACGACTAGCACTAACGGCGGCATTGTCACGTTCTGGCTAGGCGGCGGCACGAGCGGCAAGACGTACAACGTCACCGTTACCGTCACAACCAACCTTCGCACCGACAGCCGCACAATCGTCGTCCAAGTCGGCACTCGCACCATTCTCGGCGTCTCCGCTTAACCTCTCAGGAACCCCATCATGAAACGTCTTACGCTGCTTGCGGCGGGCTTCGTCGCGCTCATCCTATCCGCATGTGCATCCGTTCCGGCCTCGCAAGCCGCGGCGAACCTGCAGAAACAGGTCGTCAAGCAATGTGCTGTCGTGCGGCCCTTCATGTCGTCGATGCTGGCCATGCAATCGCAACTGTCGGCCGACGCCATCGCGCAGCTCTCGCAGGCTTCAGCCGGTGCGTCGAAGGTCTGCGCGTTCGCCAGCAATGCCGCGTCCGGTGTCTCCGTTTCGTTCTCGCTCGCTGACGTGCAAGCGCTCGCGAATCAGTCGATTCCGGCACTGATCCGCATCATCGATCTGTCGCCGCTCGACCAGGCGCAGAAGACGGCGGCTGAAATCGCGATCACCGCGGCACAGGTCGCCATCTCGACGGCGATCGCGGAGGCGCAATGAGCGCGTTTCTGACGGATTTGCAGGTCGAGAACGCGAGCAGCATGGATGACGGGAAGTGGCGCCTTACCGCGCCGCTGATCTACCAATCCGACGTGGCAGGGCAGACGTTCGTCGTTCCGGCAGGGTTCGTCACTGACTACGCCTCAGTACCTCGAGCGCCGCTCGTCTATTGGCTGTGCGGCGACACGAGTACGATGGCGTCAGTTGTTCATGACGCGATCTACACCTATCACTGGGTTACGCGCGACGTCGCCGACAAGGTGCTCAAGGAAGCGTCGATCCTGACCGGCGTTCCGAAGTGGCGCGCGTGGGCGATGTACCTTGGCGTTCGCATCGGGGGCGGCGGATCGCACTGGAACGGTGCCGCGGCGTGATTAAGCAGTGCTGGCCTCAATCCACTTGGTCAGCGCGTCTCGCAGGCGTATCGCTTCCTCGCGGGTGATCGTGTACTCAAGATCGGCTCCAAACCCTGTCTCGGACGATCCGTACCAGGGCGAGTCGATCATGAACTCAAGCATCCCGTCTGAGTAGGGCAGCACCGACATTGAATCGGATCTCGATTCATCGTCTCCGCTTCTGAAAATGGCGCTCATGCGTGTTTGGCCTCTTGTATTTGTACTTGTTGACATAACGTTGATGATCAAACTTTTTGTTGCCGGTGGAACTCATCTTGCTCCGATCGTATTCGAACGCTTCGGAGGTTGCCATGTGCTACGGAAACCCGACAGAACTACTCGCGACAATAGTCGACGGCCGCACGCTAACGACCAACGTTGCCGGTCATACCGTGCTCGATGACTTCGAGCACTTCTGCGCCTATTCAGGTTGCGATCCCGGCAACGCCTGGGCGAAGCTCGCCTTCGTCAGTGCGAGGCTGCCGGAATCGGTCAATGATCCCGCCGATTGACCATACGCATCTGATGCTGGCGACGCTCGCGCGTGCGCCATTCACACGCGAAGGCTGGATCTTCGAAATCAAATACGACGGCTATCGCGTCCTCGTGCGCAAGGACGGCGATCAGGTGGCGCTCGTCTCGCGTAATGGTAACTCGTTGAATGGATCGTTCCCTGATATTGCCGCCGCGCTCGAGGCCGTGCCGGGTAGTTTCGTGTGGGATGCCGAACTCACGGTGGACGAAGCGAACGGGCGGCCGTCCTTCGAGCTGCTCCAGCAGCGCGCACGCATTCGAGTGCCGATGCGCGTTCGTGCCGCTGCTCGTGATCGCCCGGCTAGGCTCTATGTTTTCGACATGCTCGCATCCGGCCGAGAGGACGTGCGACGTATGCGGCTGATCGAACGCAAGGCGATGCTGCGTGAGAGCTTCGCGGACACGAAGGTCATCGTCTACACGAGTGGCGTCGAAGAACATGGAGACCTCGCGTTCCAGCACGCGGCGACGCTCGATCTCGAGGGTGTGATGGCGAAGCGGCTTGATGCGCCCTACACTGCCGGCCGCACACGCGACTGGCTCAAAATGAAGAACCCGCATTACAGCCGACCCGGTGCGCTCGGATGGGGCCGCACCTAGAGACATCATGCTTCGTCGCCGATCATGATCTTGGCAAGGCCCGGAAAATAGACGTCGCATCGCTCGCTCCAACCCGGCGATGCGCGCCGTGGGCAGTCGGCTAGTTTGCCAGCTAGATCGGTCATTGGGAAATCTGGACCGAGCCGCGCGACGAGCCGCTCAAGCTGATAGTGGCCGCGGCGATCGCAGCGTGTGCAGGCCACATCGAGCGTCTTTGCGCGCGCCGCGACGTCACCGAGAGCAACCGCCCCTAGTCTGCGCATCAGTAATTGCTGTCGAGCCACGCCTTCGCCCAATCGACGCCGCGCTCGGCGGCCGCAGACTCCGTGTCGTAGTAGCCGATGTCGGTAAAGTTGAAAATTTGCCCGTTGTCCTCGTCTTCCCACGGCCCGCGCTCGACTTCGACCCACGCGTGCCACAAGAACCCCTTGCGCTCGGGAAACGACCTAATCTCCCACTCGCGGTGCTGAACCTTTATTGCAGGCTGCTCGGACATGCTTGCTCCACATGTTTATCCACGGTTTTTGTGGATAAGTAGGCGTCGGGGCGATAGATGATTAGTTGCGTGGGAAACTATGAGAGAAACATTTCCTGCTGATCGGGCGGGTCCGTTTCCTCGTTTCCAACCAAGATGCGCTCATCTGGCCCGGCGACCGGAATTTGATGCAGCGGCGTCTGATCATCTACCGCGCCCTTCTCCTGCTCCGTCTCGGTCACGGAGACGGCCGCATAGAAGTTTGCGAAGCGCTTACCTCGTTCGCCCTGCCAGTACACGCGCGAATTGATGACGTAGGCGTTCTGAGTGCCGACCTTGACCACTTGGACCCAAAGACCATCGCGCAGGACGTTCACCGCTCGCTCAACGCTTCTCTCCACGACGCCTAATTCCTCGGCGATCGCCTTCTTGCTCATGACGACGGCGTTTGTCCGGTTCATCTTGCTCGCCAGCAAGTGCAGCATCCCGGCCGCGACTGGATATTTAACGGAGAGCTGCGTGATGGATCGAAGCGTTTTCTTCTCGACCTGAAGCCATCCGCCCATATCCCGCAGCCCGGCCGCCTCGGTGGCGAGGTGTTTTGGTAGTTTCGGCGTGTCGCTCATTGCGCCTCCGGTTCCTTTTATGCGATTCTACGGTCGCGATTCGCGAACGACAAGCAGCGAATTGGGGAATACGTGCGTCTGGAGAGTCGGCACAACCCGACTTTTGTGTCGGGGTACCCCGACATTTGCGTCGGGGTACCGTGACTGGAAAGTCGCGCGTTTACAATGGTTTACGTCAACACACGGGAAGTCTCTTTCTTTATGTTGGTTAACCTTCCTCGCGGGGCTGGTTTTGACTTGCCGGTTTTATTTCTCATTTGGGCAAGCGCCGTAGGCGCGCGTCAGGCTCAAGCGTGGGTAACTCACGGACCGCGCAGCGGCCGTCCACAGCCTTGCGCTGTGGGCGGGTGAGTTATCCATGCGGGGGTGATCGACGCCCTATCCTTCCTGCTTTTTCAGCCGCGCCAATTCGCGCCGCGCCCCTTCGACAATAACGTCCGACATTGGTATGTCAGTCAGTTTCATGTACGCCCTCAATTCCTCATACAAGCCTTTCGGCATGTTGACGGTCATCTTCTGTGTTGCGTCGCGCTCTCTAAACACCGGCCGCGCCTCTTGACGAACTTCAGGCGCTTTCAGCTCGGTTTGCTGAGGCGATTCGACTTGAGTTGGCGCCACCACTTCCCTGCCGCCAGGCGCTTCCGCAGCCATCTTGTTGATAAAATCGGGCACCGCCGCGAAGGATCGTTTTGTCATTTGAACACCTCGTTGTAAAGCGCCTCGATCTCATCTTGAGCCTTCTCTGTGTCGCGGTTTCGCGATAGTTCTGTAACGCCCTTCCCCTCCATCGCCGCCCACGAAAACGCGTTCCGCTGGACGACCTTCTGAACGCCCTCTCCGAATATCTCCTTTAGTTTTGCAAGCTCGTCTTGCAGCCCAGCAGTCAATGAGCTGCGCTCGTCTGGCGAGATTGCATTCATGACGGGGACAACGCGAAATGCCTTCCCGCTCGCGTGCATCTCGGCAACCATCGTTGACATAGCGGTGAGGCTCCAGACATCGAATTGCCCCGCCCTGACAGGCAGAACAAGCACGTCACACGCACCAACAGCGAACACTAGTTCTGGAGAGTGCTTCCCGCCGACATCAACTACAACCGTATCCACGGCATCTTTCTCTGCCATCAGGTCGGAGTAGATATTTCCCGTCATCTTCGACAGGAGAACGTTCGGCTGTATTTCTTTGTGGCGGCGCAGCATCCCCCACATGTGCGCATACTCGTCATGGTCCGCATCTATGAGTTTTACCGCATACCCTTTCGTGGCACGCGATGCGGCTAGATTTGTGGCGAGCGTTGTCTTACCCACGCCACCCTTTCTCGTGGCTACAGCAATGAGCATATCGGCTTCCTTGGTGGTGGTTTTCCGCGTAGCATAATGGAGAGCCGTCAGAACTTCAAGCGATGCTTTAACACGCCCGACCGCCCATACGTATGTGCGTCCATACGTCCATCTGGCCACTTATACGTCAATATGGCCATACGGGCATCAGCCGTTGTCGATGACTTGCCGCACTGCCTCGGGCACGCCTGCGTGTAGCGGCAGGCCATCATCCGCGTCGTAGTCCACCATCTCCGCTATCTCAGCGAGCGCGCGCAGTGCTTTCGTCGCTTGGTCGCACCAATAGTCACGCGCCCGCGTCACGTCCTCCAACTCTCGCACATACTCGACGCGCGCCTCGACCGACTGGCCGAAGATCGCGTCGCACCGATCCCTCAACGGGCATTCACGCGGCAAGTCTCCTTTCATCTTCGATCCCCTTCATCACGAACCGCTTATTGTTCTTGCCATGCTTGATCTTCATCGCCTTGCCAGCGTTCAGGTCGCGCGTGTATTTCGCACATGCCTGAACATACTGACGCCGGCTCACGGTCGTCACGATCTGCTCATAGACGTGGATGCCGCCGTTCACCGCGGTCAGTTCTTCGCCAGTGAACGTGAATCTGCCGATTTCGTATGCGCGCTCACGCACAGCAATCAGAGCGTTGCGAGCTTCGTTCACCGCGTTCAGGCCGAGTAGGGCGTTGTTCGCCATCGCGCAGACGTTCACGGCAATGTTGAACCCAACGATCAGTTCATCCCAATGTCCGGCCGTTCCGTAACCGCGCGAGAGGGCGAGGGCGGCTGCGTGAACTTGCGTCAGAACTTCGATGCGCTCCGGTTCCGGCATGGGTGCGTCGGCGTTGAATAACGATGTGATGACATCCTTCGGCACGATCTGCCGTCTTGCAGTTCTCTTTCTCATTTCACTTTCCAATGTTTCCGCGTCAAGCGCAGGATCGTTTCGATTCGGCTGCTCACTTCTGATCCTCGCTGCTCTGCCAGCCTGACAGCACATGCCGCAACGAATCCATCCTGCGACGATTCGCCATGTCGATCGTGTTGCTGAAGTCCATGAAGTCATGCTTCGCGCGGCTCCGTTGCAGCGTGTATCCGCGGCGCGCCATGAACCACAAGAACACGTCGATCACGTAACACTGACCGGTGACCCAATCGACCTTTCCGGCGTATTCGTGACCGCGCACGTCGACCGTCTCGTGCATCGCCTTGAACAGGTCTTTCTGATCGTGGAAATCGCGCATGACGCGCGGCAGGTGTTCGCCGGCCTTCATCCATGCGTCGATGCTCATTTCCCTTCCTCCCCGGATTGCCTTGCTCGGTCGATGGCGGCGTCGATGGCTGAATCCACATCGACAAGAAAACCGTCGCGGTCGCCGCCGCTATGCTGAATCAGGAAAGTCATGAGGGCGTCGGCATTTTCAGTGCTCGCGCTGGCCCATTTCCACCGCTTCACGTCGGCGCTTGCATCATCCGGCGTGGGGTGGGCAAGGCCATGCTGAACCATCAGG